AAGGCTTTTTTGGTGGAGACTGCTGGACTCGAACCAGTGACCTCCTGCGTGTGAAATAGCTACGAACACGCGCTTTGCAGAATTATGTTGCAATAACCCGGAATAAAGCAGAATAAATGTAACAATACAGGATTAAATGCTTCAATATTCCGCTTCATTCCTTCGCGGTTGCTAACAAATCCCTAACAGGTCTACTCCCGGAACATGTCCTGCAAGAGTTTCACTTCCGCCGCTTTATCGATCTGCTTCCTGTGCAGATAGTCATAGAGGCACTTCATGCCCTCAGGCGGCTCGCCGTGCTCCTGCCGGTACTTCTGGATGACGCCAGCGACCTCGGCGTGGAGCATCGTCATGTGATGCATCTCTTCGCCGGAAAGCTCATAAAACGTCTTTGCAAGAGCGGGACATTCGTCCTTGTATTCGAGGGCGCATTTCGCGTACTTCATCGCGTCATCGATTTCCTCGTCGACCATCGCCGACAGTTTTTCAATGAGTTTCATTTTCTTCCTCGCTTTCTGCGGTCGGCTTCGGCATTGCCTTTTTGATCTCCGCGATTGCCGCGTCGCCGACCTGGTTGCCGATGCTGCGCCCTGTGGGCGTGGCCACCATCGCGCCAAGCAGCATCCCGATCAAGAGCTGCACCATCGCGCACCTCTCAGATCCGCTGCACGCGCAGCGCCACATTATTGACCGTAGCGGCAACACCGGTGAGCACCAGCGTCAGGGCGGACCCGGCCGCGCAGCAGACCTGACGCACAAGCGCCGGAATGCTGAGATCGACCGTGCCGTTGGCGGCAGCAGTCTCGGACGCGGTCGCGCCGGGAACGGCGACACCGTCCTTGTAAAGCGTAATAGTGACGGTTCCGGCAGCGATAGGCGTGACGGTGACCGAGGCGTCGACATCGTAGTAACCGGCGCCGGTAATGTTGACAGCGTTGCCGTTGAGAGCCACATCACAGCCGTAGCGGCGGATAAGGCTGCCAAGAGGGATGACGCCGTCGACCGCGACTGCGGTGGGCGTCTGCATGGCAGCGTAAAGAGCGGATTTACAAGACATTTTTATTCTCCTTCCATAAAAATGGGCGGGGCTTTTGCCCCGCCTGTTACCCGGCCATAGGGGCCTGCCATGTCCCCCGAGCGGGGAATATGGTCTTAAAGGTTGACGTTGCCGTTGCAGCCGCAAGACGCGGGAATGATCTGGCCTGCGCAGGTCGAAGCCACGCCGTACAGTGCGGGCTTGGTCAGCATGCGGCCCTCGATCGCGTCCAGACGGCGGTTGAAACCGCAGCAGCAATCGGAGATCTTCGCCGACAGGGCGTCTGTCTGCTCCTTGGTGAAGATGCCGTTTTTGAGACCCTGATTTTCCATCTTGAGGTCTAAGATGGTCTCCTGCAAGCGCTGCTCGTAGATGCGGCTGGCCTGGCCGGTGATTGCCTCAGTGCTGGCGTTGATTGCCATGCGCGTGTCGTTGCTCTGCTGCTCGATGAGATACTGTGTGCGGGCTGTGTCGATGATCCCCTGCTTTTCGACCTCGCAGTTGCTCACGCGGTTGCAGCCGGTGTCATTGACGGGATACGGCATATTGCCGCGTCCAAAGCCAAAGCCGTTGCCAAAGCCGCCAAACAGCGCCGCGATGACGATGATGATAAACAGTACCGCGAGCCAGCTCATGCCGGTGCTCTGATCGTTGTTCATGGTGCATTCTCCTTTCCTCAAAAATTATTCCAACGACTATTTCAGCCGGGGGAATTTGGTTGAGCGCCCCGTTTTGCCATTCTGTGGGGCCTGTGAGGCGTTCTGTGCGCCACCGAGTATCTTGTTGGCATCGGAACGCAAAGCCTCTGGTGTCGTCCCGAGAAGGCCGCACAGGGCCTTCGCTTGCATCGTGCGCCCGTAGCGCGAATATAGGCTGTCGGCAATGCCCGGGTCAATGCCGAGCCTGCGCGCCGTGCTCCGCACGCCCTCCAGCGTGTCAGCCGTCCCGCTGATCGCCTGCTCCGCTTTCGTTGCTGCGCCTTGCAGGTCTGCGGAGGGAAACATTTTCGACGCTGCCGCTATGATCTGCTTGAGATCCATTCTCTTTCAGCTCCTTTACTTGGTTCGAGAGGCCCTTGATGACCTCGGCCATGTCGCTCATGGCCGACTGCATCTCGCTCATCAGCTGCTCCTGCGTTTTTGGCGGCGTGATGACGCCGAGCTCAACGAGCTTGTCGTAATACTGCTGCGTCGTGCCTTCCAGCTCTGCGTAGGCGGCAGCCGTCTTCCCGATGAGCTGCTGGCGGTTGCCAAAATAGTCAACCTGGAAAATATCACCGTTGTCGATAACACACATCATGCAGTTTCCGCCGCTGTATCCGGCGATTGCAAACTGGTCCATGCGCGCACCTCCTTTTGTTGCTTTCATCGTACAAAAAAACGGGCGCTCAAAAGCGTCCGTAAAGTGTATGAAAAGTGCGTCGAAACCCGTCGAACGATTCCCCTTGCCTTTTCACATGAAACATGATATTTTAATTTTGCAGGTCATTCCCGGCCTGTTTTTACACAAAAGAAATGACCTCACCGTTTATTCGGTGGGGCCGTTTCTCTTTTCATAGACTTCTGATGCAATTTTCTGGTATGCGCGCCGGCGGTATTTTTTCACTGCATCAACAGACAGGCTTCGCTCCATTGCCACCTGCACGCAGCTTTTCTGCCGCACGTCGCATTCAATAATACACGCCGCCTCCGACGGCGGCAGCTCGAAGGATAAAACGTATGCCACGGCCCGCTTCGGAGCCATCGCGGATAGTTCCGCGCGGATCTGCTTGTGCTGACTGTCCATGCCCGTGTAGGGCTTGCAGAGGCGCTTGCGCGTGGGCTTTCGCCGCCCGCTCCTTCCTGTGCCCAAATCGGGCACCGTTATTTTGTCGCTCTCTGGATCATCGTCATGGCTTCCTGCCGCGTGATAAACGCTTGTGGAGCCGTGCCGTCTGTGATGCCTTCCTCTTTTGCCGCATCCCACACAGGTTTTGCCCAGCTCGAAACCGGTTTTGTCCGCTGCTGCGCAAGGTAAGCGTCCATCATCTTGTTAAACGTTGCCTGATCCATGTACTCCTCCATTTCCGGCGGGTACTTGCCCGCCAAGATCATGCTCCCTGTGTATCGCATATGGTCGTCCCACTGGAAATGCGGCTTGTCCGGGAATTTCTTCCAGTCGCCGCCCCACGAAAAGCCGACCTGCTTGCCGATCTGCCCGCAGCGGGCGAAGAACGACGGATCGTCGTACTCATGCCCCTTGACGTTTTTGCAGATGTCGAACGCAAGCCCGGCCTTGACGCCGTGAAACGTCGGGCGCGTCGCGGTCTTTGCCGCGTAGCCGTTCGCGGCAAGATAGCGCTGATACTCGTCATCTCGTACCGTCTCCGTCACCAGAACCGGAAGCCCCGCCTCCTTGCAGAGGTCGAGGAAAATGACGCAGTTTGCGCGCACGTCCGCCCGCAGGTCGGCGATGTCCCTACTGTGATACATCGCCGTCACCCTTACCGTCAATCACGTCCTGTGCCTTCTGGCTCTGCGTGCCGAAGTAGAACGCGATGATGACCGCATAGATCGTCATAAAGTCCTGCGAGATGTTGCCCGTGACGGCCATGTCCGCAAATACTCCCGTCAGCACCAGCGTCACGAGGCTCTTGACGCTCATCAGGTTTGCCAATCTTTTGTGAATCAGTTCCATGTTATTCGTCCTTTCCTTTGATTTTGATTCCCGCCAGCAGCCCCAGTTCTGCCGTCCACGCCGCGAACCATGCGACCGTCAGGCTGTCCGGCACTACCTTGTCATGCGCGGTCAATACGAGCACCGCAATGCAGTACCAGCAGAGGTTGAGTACTGCCGCGATGACGTACTTGTCCCGCTTTCTCAGCTTCTTCATAAGGCTACACCCGACAGCAGCCACGCGATAAACGCGCCCGCCAGCACCGCGAGGGCCTTGTCGACCAGACTGTCCCAACGTTTCCCCGCCTTGCCCGTGATGGCTTTCACGTCCTCTTTGATCTCCTTGACGTCTCCCTCGACGGTCTCCTGCTTGGTAGCCAGCACTTCGACCGACGTTGCCAGCCTGTCAAGCGCCGTTTGGTGCTCCTGCAACTCATTGATTCGATGCGTATTGCTCTTGCATCGGCTTTCAATCAACGCAATCTCTGCGTCATCGTAGTGCTTCGCATTGTCCATTTTTCACGCCCCCCTTATTTTTATGGTGTTCTCCATTGAGCCTATCATGCCGCCTTCGCAAATTCACCACGGGGCGAAAGAACCTGCCGGGAATCCGACAGGTTCTTTTTCTTTACGCCGCTTTCTTTCGCGCGATTGCAAGCTGCTCGTCCACCCGCGCGCGGTTCCAATGGCGAATGCTCTTTCCGACGCCGAAGTCCTCAAAGAGGGCTGCACGCTGTTTATCGGAAAGCCCCTTCTGCTGATAAACAAGCTCCATGATCTGCAAGCCTTCACTGTTGCTGATGGTGTCACCGTTTTTGTCCTTCAGGCTTTTGATCCCACCTTTCGCCAGATAGAGCGCAATATACTGGGCTTCTGAAACGCCCGTTTTTTTGACGGTATCTATGGCCTTTGCCGCCCACCCGTCCGTTTGGTAATTGCTCACGCTCATTTTCCCAACGATGTTGGCATATTCGTAGGCTTTTGCAACGGCATCTGCCTTATCGCCGTCGCTCATGGACTTATAGCTCGCAAGTCCCGTGAGCTCGCTGACGATCTTATAGGAAGTCTGCCCGCGCTTTGTGGCGTACTTGACGTATTCCTCGCCGGTCAACTGTTTGTTTTCCTTATTCACGGTAAAAGATTTCGGTGCGCGCTGCGGCAGGACTTTGGCCTCACCGGTCGCCTCATACAGGCGACTCAATTCATCTTCCATTTTGCTGCCGCTTACCTTCGAGGTATACGCGGGATTCGCAAAATTGTTAAATGCCCGCGCGACCACGCCTCCGGAGTTTTCCGTGCGCCCCCATGCGTCGATAAAGGGAATCTGCCCGTAGTCAACGCCCGGAATACGCGCGCTGGCCTTGCCGAGCGCATATTGCATATCCGGCGTCAGGAATTTGTTCTTATCCGTATAGGTCGTCATGCGCTCGCTTTCGCCCGTGCGCTCCGCCTGCCCGAAGACCGTCGGGATACCCTGCGTCAAATAACTCGTCGCCGCGCTTGCTACCGCACTGGTTAGTGCGTTTGTGTCCCCGGAGGACGCATACCCCACCGCGTCAAAAACGTCGTTCAGGCTTTGCAGACAACTCATGGAAAGAAGCGGGTCCGTCACGTTGCTTGCTGCCTGAAGCATATCGCTCATAGTGAGATACCCGTTGTTCGCCTGCATCTGCTCGTAAAGGTTTGCCCCAACGAAAAACGGAAGCGCTTCCGGCGCAAGCCAATCCAGCGTAATACTCGTGCCATTTGGCAGCTCCATCGCATATTCCTGATGTCCTTGCAGCTCGTCGAACTTTTTCTTCTTCTCGTCATCACCGCCGCTGCCGCGAAGAATGCCCTCTTTCGCCATATAAAGGCCGAGCATCATCAGCCCCGTGCCGGTCAGACCGGCGGCGGCCCGGTCGATCATTTCGGTCGCCTGCATATTACCCTTTTGCACTTGCACAAGGTCATAGCTTATGCTTTTGAGGAAACCAATAGGGCTGTATTCCACGCCGCGCACCAGAATGTTGGCTGGTGTCTTGCGGAACGGCAGGATTCCTTCGGCGAGGGTGCTTCCGAGGCGTTTCATCTTGTTATCCCCACGATATCTGCCGAGATCGGAGATCATCTGTGAAAACGCATTGGTGTCTCGATAGGTCGCTTTCTGCGCCTCTCTGATCGCGTATTCGCGTGCCGCTTCAATGCCTTTCCCGCCAGCGACCTGCTCCGCGGTAATGCCATTTGCTTTGCAGAATTGCGCCAGCGCCGCCGCGTAATGCGGCTTGGAGAACCATGCGTCTTCCGCATCCAGCGCCGTGCTGTTGAATTTGCGCATCGCTTCCAGCAGTTTCGGTTTGAAGATCGTGCGCCCTTCCTCGATTTCCTGTCGCACATTGACATTATCATTGTACTTGCCGCTACCGAGAGCTTGCTCGCGAATGTTGGCATAGTCACTCCATGCCGCCTTGATAAGCCCTGCGTCCTTCGTCGTCAGGATTGCCTTCGTGCGTCCGACTTTGCCGCCGCTCACCGCGTTCGCAGCGCTCTCAATGCCTGCGCCGATAACGTTCTTTACCGTGACAGCAGGAACAAATCCTACGTTGCCAACGATGTTGCGCACATGCGTGCGTGGATTACCAAGCATCGAAAAGTAGCGCCAAGCGTTCCATTTGTCAATGAAGCGGCTCGGCATCTGTCTGCCGATATCGCGATAGATTTCCTTCATCGCCTCGGTGCGCGCATCGTCGTCCTTTGCGTTCAGGAACTTTTCGGCGAGGTCGCGGTCAATCTTCAGATCAGGGGCCTTTTCCCCGTACTGCTTTTTGAGATCTTCTGTCAAGTTCTCCACGCTGCGCTGCGCCGCATAAAGCTGCGTACTGGGGTCCTGCTGCTTGAGCAGCCGCGTTGCCTGCAACGCCTGTGCCGCATTTCTCTGGCGCTTTACGATGGTGTCGAGCACATCGAGAGCTGTCTCCACATCACCGCTGTTTGCCGCATTGTTGTAAAGCGCCCAGCCAATCGCCGTATTCTCCTTGCTGATTCCCTCTTTGGTGGAACTTTTCCACTTGTTCAGGGTCTTTTGCCAGCCTTCGGTTTTGATGCGGCTTTCTGCGCCACTAATGGCCTGCTTGTCCGTATAGCGGTCGTAAGAGAACTCTCCTTTTGCCACCATTCGTTCCAACGTCGGCACCATTGCGTCCGGCGTGGCCTTTGCTTCCAGCACCGTGCGGATCGTGCGGCTGACGTATTTGTCATCCGCCGTCTTCTTCGGTACCTGCACTTCGCGGTATGCGCGCTCGCCCGCCGGGATATATCCGTACTTCTCTTTCAACGTTTCGTAGTTTGCCTCAGGGATCTCGCGGGAGAATGCTGCGTCATCCACGCTGTTGACCTTGGCGAGGCGGTCTGCATCGTCGCCTGCCTTGTACTCCACAACATTCATGCCCGCATTGCGCATCTTGCTTAACAGGTCGACGGGTGCATCGTCCGGCGCGATAACGGCAAGTGCCTCATCAAAGCCGACGACGCGCTGGGGCTTCGCCTCGTAGTACCCCGTCGGGATATTGGCTGCGCGGTCAATGAGCGCAAGGATGCTCTTGGCGTGCCCGTCGGATATGGCATAGCCTTCCTTGCGGAACGCCGCCTTCACCGCCGCCGCAGTCTTCTTGCCTTTGGCCGCCTCTGCAATGATGCGGCTCAGGTTCTGCTCTTCCTCGAAGGTGTTGTCGAACCGGTGTTTTGTGGTACGCAGCAGATCATCCGTCACCCGGTCAAGGTAGATGCCGAGGTCTCGCAGCGCCTTCTCGTGTTCCTCTTCGCTCACCGTGCGCAGTCTCGCCTCGTCCGCGTGCATCTCGTCCACGTTCCGATATTCCCGCGTGGCCGTTGCCGCCAGTGTCTCTGGTGTCACGCCGTACATGTTCGCGCCCTTGGCTGCTGCCATGTTCATGGCCTTCACGATGTTCTCCGCCGTGTAGTCCCAGTGTGTCTGTGCAAAGCTGCGTCTGCCGCTGTCGGTCACTGCATCCTCGCCGTTGTAGATGCCCCGCTCGCCCAGCAGCCCCTCCAGCTGTGGCTGCACCCAGTCTTTCACCGTCCGCAGCGCATCGTTCCAGCTTCCGCCCGGTGCGATCATCTCCATCATCTTGGCCGCCGTGGCTTCCTTGTCGATCTCGCCCGCGCTTCCGCCGCTCTCATAGAACTCCTGCGTGCTCCGGATGAAGTCCTCCACCCGGTTAGGGAACACGTTGTTCTTCATGTAGTAGTCGATGCGCTTCTCCTTGGATTCCGGTCTGCGGTTCAGGAAGTTGGCGTGTTCCTCTGCATAGACCTCCCGGATGGACTGTTCCGCCGGTTTCATCTCTTCCGCCGTCAGGCGCTCGCCGGTCATCAGCTTCACCGCCAGCCGCGCCACTTCCTGTTCGCCCACCGCGTCGAGGTACCGCTGAATGGTCGCGTTGCTGAAGAAACGGTCGAACTGCTTGTCACGGTACACCGGTTCAAGGCTCTTGCCCTCGCTCTGAAGGAATGCCGCTTGCACCTCCGGATGGTTCGCCAGCTTGTCGGCGATCTCTTCCGGCTCCCATCTGGTCTCATTCTCCAATCCGATCTTGCCCAGCGTGCCGCTGCCTTGGAAAACGCCGCCCGCAAACTGGCTGGACAGGTTCTTGATGTTCTCATCGAACGCCCGCCGCGCCTCGTAGTTTACGCCGCGCTCCACCAGGGCGTTATCGTGCGTCGGCGTCCATGCGTCGCCGCCGTAGACCTTGTTCCTGCTGTCCGCTTGCGGATCAATGGCCCCGCGCGGGAAGATGGCGGAGTATTCGCCGTAGTTGGCGTGCCCCTCTTTTGCCTTCACGACGGCGATGGAAGGCGACGGCCACGCGCCGATGTCGAGCGTGCGTCGTAGCTTTTCCTCGGTCATATTGTGCATGGCGACGAGGGTTTTTGTCTCTTCGACCGGCGTTTCCATGCTGAACTTCAGCTTGACATTTTGTGCGCCACGAGATAGACTATCTACAGAAGCATTCCCTCGCAGAGCGCCGCTGTCCGCAGCGGAAGAGCCATTAATTTGGGGGATGCTTCTTTCTTGCATCTGCCCAATATTATAGATCATCTTACCGTCTGCGCTCTGCGCCGTCGATATCGTAACCTTGTAATATTTCCCGTCAAAGTCTTTGAAAAACGCCGTGCGATAATTCCAACCGCTACTTGCCATGTCTCCATGTCGACTGTTATGATCTACAACGTTCCTGTCCCCCTTGACAGAAACCTGCGCCAACTCGTCAATATGCGATGCTGCATTTACTTTTCGCTCAAATGCCGCCTCGCTCATAGTACGCCCATCGCTGGTGTGGTTGTCGCTCAGTTTCCCTGCCGAGGTCGCAGTCAGAACCAATTCGTCGCCATCCGCGCCGATAAGCTTAACGTCTTGTCCACGGCGGATTTTCCCGTTAATATAGTCTTCCAGCTGTTCGCTCCAACTCTGCGGGTCATTTCCAAAAATGACCTGTCTGTCGGCGCGGACATATTTTTTGCCATCGGCAGCCTCTTCAATGCTCGCCCTGCCATTTATTTTGCTTGGCGGCGCACGCGTGCTTTCCTGCGCAACGGTTTCGCTCTCCACCTTGATATGCGCAAGAAGAAACGCTGCCGCATCGCTGATCTCACTGTCGGCGAAAATGTTCATATCGCCGAGGCTGTCGCAAACCACCTCTTCCCAAATTTCCTGCGCCGTCATTTCGGTGCCGGCATAAGCGTCTGCATACGCCGTGCAGAGGGAGTCGACCTCACCGCCGGTAAAGGTCTTATCGATGCGCGTGCGTACCTCGTTCAAATCGACTTCGCCCTTTGCGATCATATCATGTCCGGCCTCATGCCGCATGATCTGGTACGACGTAAATTCCGGATGATCCGCACGGATAAATACGCGGTCACCTGAAACGTAGCCGCGCACCTGGAACGTTTTCCCGCTCTTGTCACGGAACGTCAGATTATTTCCGGCAAAAAACGTCACGCGCAGGCCGCGCTCTTTGGCGAGGTCCTTCGCCTTGCGCATTTCCGCTGTCTCGTTCTTCACAAGATAGACGCTGTCATTGAATGCGCCTCTGCCGATGCCGAAGCTCGCAGTGCTTACTTTTTCTCCATAATCGAGCGAAGCTGCTTCGCTGTCTGCGAAGTGTCGCCCTTCCTTCCGGCCCGGATTTCGTCCTGCGCCGTCTTCCACGCCTCGTACTTCTCCGCGGGGATCCGCACCGTTATCCCGTTCGCTGCCGTTGCGTAAATGTACTGCTTCTCCATGTTCGGCTCCTTCCTGCTGCGCATATTCTGTGCGCAGCTCATCCATTGTCACATCTCCTGTCTCGAGGGCAAGGCGGTTGTCAGTTACATACTTGTCAAAGCCGGTCGCCTGCACCTCTGCGCCTGCGATCTGCTGCTTTGCTGCAATATAATCCGTATTGGGGGCAACCGCCGTTCCATCAACAGCAGTGTACCCATTCGTCAGCATGTCGTCAAGAACGATCTCGAGCGTTTTCGCCGCTTTGACATTCTCCTGTCCATTATCGTTGATGATGCGCTGCGCTGCATCAATGATTTGCGTGCGCGTCAGGCCCTCGTTCATCGCCTTGCGCATGGCGGGGGTCTTGAATATCTGATTGTTTCTCTGGTATCCGTTTGCCGTCCGCTGCCGCGCGCCCTTCTGCTGTCCGCGCGAAAGGCTTATATCAGCGATACCGGCGATCTGCTCTGCCGCCGTACTGTAATAACCGTGCAGCTCGGGGTGGTCAAACTGGAAAGCGTTTACATTTCTGCTCGATACATTTTCCTTCGTGCGGCTGTCAATATGCTCGCCCGTTCCTGCCTCTTTCTTCGCGTCGTTCTGCCCCGCGACATAGCCTGCATAGGCCGTCTCATTCGTCGGGTTCGGGTTCGCCTTTCCCTCCACGCCCGCATTGTAGGCAGGGATAAAGTCCTTCACGTGCTGTGCCGTGTCCTTGCCCTCCTGATACGAGCCGCGAATCGCTTTTCGCCCGCTCTCACCCAGGGAGTTATCAAAGCGCGCGAATCGGTTTGCCGCAGCTTCCACGCCGCCACCAATACCGCCGAGAATGCCGCCAACAAGGAAGTCATTCAGAACCTCCGCCGCTTCCAGCTCGCTGTAACTCCCACCGAGCGTCTTGCCGTTGTAGATCATCTGCAGCGCGGGCTGGACAAGATCCTCGATCACTTCCTCGCCGCCCTCTTCAATGAACGACAGCGCGATCTTGCCCGCCGCGCTGTTATTGAGCCCCGACATCGTGCGCTCGATGACGCTATCTAAGAAGCCCCTGCCGAACATCTTCTTGAACGGCGCTGCCGCGTTGCCGATCTTCTCGGTTGCCACGCTGAGTGCACCGCTCGCAAGGCCATAGTTGACCTGCTGTTCATGCGTTGCGCCCGCTCTGCGCGCCTGCTGCGCGCCTCCGCCCGCGCTGCGCATGAACATCGGGAAAAGCGCACTGCCGCCCATAAAAGGCGTGAGGGCAATATCCATCCCCATCTGCGCACCCGCGACACCCGCGTCAACGGCGAGTTGTCCGACTTTGCCCAGCCCGCTTTTCGCCTTATTGATATCCTTTGCGCCGCTGTCTGCCAGCCTGTCAGCGATGTCATAGGCTCCCGCTGCGGCCCTTTCCCCGCTCTCGATGATCTTGCCGTACTTCTCACGCTCGCTGCGAGCGATAGCAATCGCCTCTTTCGTGTCGGCAATATCCTGTGCCGTCATCGACGGGTCGCTCAGCGTCGCTTCCAATGCCGCAATCTGCTGGTCCAGCGTCTCCGCCTGAGCGCGATAGACCGGCGACATCGCTGTGCCGCCCTGCCCCTGCGCCGCCACGCCGCTGAGATTGGCAAAGCCAGTGCTGTAGGTCTTCGCCGCGCCCTTGAGCGTATTCCCGACGCGCTGCGTGACCGTCTGCGGCTTCACGTCCTTCACATGCTGATTGAAGGCTTTTTCGCTCTGGTAGTTCTTCGCCTCTTGCTGCTGCAAAGCGCCCTTGCCGAGGCCCTGCGCAAGCGCATTCTGGTTCTTCGGCGTCACGACATTCTGCTGCACGGTCGGCTGCTGGTGGAACATCGGAGACGTTGCCTTCTTCTCCTGTTCCGTTATCTTTGGCGTAGAAACAGGCCGATAATAAGTGTAAATCTGCTCCCGCTTGTCTTGCTTTACTCTCGCAGGCTTTTGCGCGGGTGCGTAGGAAGCGGGAGCGGGGCTGCTGACCGCAGCAGCCGCCCCGCTTCTTTTCTGATACTCACGATATCCCTTGATAGAATCCAGCTTTTCCTTTTTGATCGGCATAATTTACCTCCGTTTATTCAAGCCATTCGTCCGGGTCATAGCCAAAGTGGCTGAACAGATATCGCGCTTCCGCATCCGTCAATTTCCCTTGATCTGCATACACCGCAATCGTGTTTGCAATGCCTGTATTGCTACCGGTCTGCGTCTTCATCTTCTCTAAGCTCGATAATATTCTCGAAGCGCTACTGCTGAGCCCTCCCCCGTCATTTCCACCGTTCTGACCTTCCAGCCAGTTTTCATAGTCGGAATAGAGCCCGCTCGAAGATGTAAAGCCGTACTTCTGGTAGTTAGCTTTCTGCGCAAGCCAGCTCTTGGGGTTCCCGCTCGCCTGTGCCGCAGCAAACAGGCCTTCGTAGTCCATCGCTCCGCCGGTAGCTCCGCTACGTGTCCCGCCACCGGAAGTCCGGCGAGAGCCACCGCCGCTTGCCTTCCCCGCCGCTTCCTGCGCGGCCTGTTGCAATTTATACTGCCATTCCGCATTATAGCGTGCGTCCTCGATGGCGTCGCGTTCCTTCTGGTAGTCATAGTTGAGCTTGTCCTGCTGCTTCTGATACGCCAGTGCATCCGCCGTCTGCTGGTCGCCCACCTGATCGCGCGCGAGCTGATAGAGGTAATTGCGGTCAGCCAGCCAGCGGTTGTAGTTGTTGTCCTCAATCCCAATCAGCGTATTCAAGTCGGCGCGGTCGCCGCTCAATTTATCCTGATACATGCTATAGGCAAGCTGCTGTAGCTCGGGGATCTTGTCCGTCATCTGGCTCATCTGGTAGTCGCTCGCCTGTTGGCTCGCTGCCACCGCCGCCGTGGACGGCATCCCGCCCGTCATCACTGCCGCCTTGCCGAGCACATCCTCAGCGCTGCGGTCTGCCTCGCGCGTGTACTGCTTGCGATACTGTTGATAGAGCGGGTCACTCGCCGCGTCGTAGGAAAACGGCGTGCGATTCAGCAGCGCGTCGAGCTTTGCGCTGATCTGCCCGCTCTGATCGTAGTTGTAGTTGCTGTCGCCCAGCTTATCGAGCCAGCTCGTGTCAGCCTTTGCAGGGCTCGCGCCCGTGCCGAGTTTGATGTACTTGCTGCCGTCCACGCCGCCGGAATAGTCGTACTTCGCGCGAATTTTCTCCGCTGCGTCGTGCGCCGCCTGCTGGCCCGCCTTGTCTCCCTCGGCATATGCCTTGTTGTATGCCTCGGTATACTGCCGGATGAGATCAAGGTCCCCCGAATCGTTGATGAGCGTCAGGTCTGTATTCTTGTGTTTGAAATTGTCTGCCATTGTCCCCTCACTTTCTGCCGCCCGTCACGTATTCGTACTCGAGCGCATAGAGCCGGTATTCTCCTGTGGCTTTGATTTTTAATCTAAAGTGGTCGCAGCGGCGGATCGGGCAGTCGAGAGTGAAAACGTCTTTCTCCTGTGCCCCGCAGCGGTCGACCTCTTCCCACGCGCCGCCGTCGAACTTGACAAGGAACACGACCGTTGCGCCCTTTTCGCATTCCAGCCGCGCCCGAACGCGCTGCACGTGCTTCGCGTCGAATGAGCCGCCGTCATAGTCGGCAAACTCCGCCTCGCTAATAACAGCGCCCTCGCGTGTTGCGCCGGTCGGGATATCTGCCGGATTCCCCAGCAGCACGCACCCACCGTCTACTAAGGCCATGATACCGCCCGAATAGGCCATTTGCACCACGGCAAGCGTATCTTCCTTATGCCACACGCCGTTCTCGCTGCTGTAGCAGTACAACGCCGCCTTGCCATCCTCTTTCAGGCTCACGTAGTAGTTGAGGCCGTCGCTCCCTCCCACCGCGTCAGAGAGGCGCACATCGTCGCCCAGCGTGTGGGAGATGCAGCGCGGCATGCCGCCGCTGTACGCCATGATGCCGACCTTTGAGAGGTAATAGAGCGTTTCCCCCGCCACGGCGAGGCTCTTGTGGCTGCCCCTCATCACACCGAGCACCGCGCTTGACATGAGTTGGAAGTTTGTCGGAACCGTGCCGTACATCTTGAATATTTTGTCTTCTTTGAAAAAGCACGGGTAGCCAAGATAGCTCACGCACGCCGTGAACGCTCCTGCCGTGCCGCTCTCCACGCTGAACGCATCCGTGGAGAGCCCGTCAAACACGTTCCAGTTGTACGGGTCGCCGAGCTTTGAAGCAAAGATGCTGTCGCCCTTGCATCCCCACACGCGGTTCTCGTTCGTGCAGACAAAATCCATGTCGGGCACGCTGCGATTGAGCGTGACTGTTCCAGGCTCCGTGATGCTTTCCTGCCCGTCGGGCAGGCGGAAGGTGTTTTCATAAAAGCGCAGCGTCTTTTTGTCCTCGCTGATCTCCCGGATGATGGGTGTGCGGTTGTTGTAGGTCTCCTTTGTGCAGCCCGAGATCGTCACGGCGTCGCCTACGTTGAACGGGAACGCCGCGCCGGTCGTCGTGATGCTGTTTGCTGCCGCCTTTTCGTCAGCATACGTGCCATTCCCGAATTTCAGCCCCGCCGCGGCGTAGCTCGCTTCCATCGGCTTGATCGTGCCGTCCTTTTCGCACACGATCTTGTCGGGAAAGATGAGCACGCGCTCTCCCAGTGCGCAGAAAGTCTTTTCGCTATCTGCGACCGTCGTCTTCTCTTCGCCGTTGACGTAGAGCTTCGCTCCGTATACCTCGTAGAGCTTGCCTGCGCTGAAAATGCCGTTCGCCTTGCCCATACCCTTGCGGACGGTATATCGCCGCGAACGGGGAGCGAGAAGCGGGAAGTATCGCGCCGACAGGTTTTTCATGTCGTAGAGTTCGCCGCCCGACGCGCCGAACGTGTGGTTGATGCCACCGAATTTTTCCTGCTGCACGCGCCGGTTCGTATATGCCGTGATCTCAGGCAGTCTCATCTTTCACCGCTCCTCTTGCTTCGCCCTGCGTATCGCCTTCCTCGCCCACCGGGGCTTCTGTCGAATCGCAGATCGTCACGATATTGCGAAGCGACTGCCGCACCGCTGCCACCACATCGACGGCATCGCCGTTGACGTTCAAAATGCCGATCAGGCGCATCGCGTGCGCCGCTTCCTGCTTGATCTTCTCATTCATGCTCTTTACCTCCAATCGGGTTGCGAATAGCTCCCGTAATTGTTGACTGGTCGAACCGATAGCCAATTTGTGTTGTAATACGTCCCAATGTTGACGATCGCGCGGTATCTCTTCCAGTTCGGATAGGCATACGTCCCGACGTTGACGACCGCCTTCGCGCTGCCTCCGCTGCCGCCGCCGCTGTACGTCGTTGCCGTGCCGGAATCGCTGTAATCTGAGACGATCCACGATCCGCCCCAGTAGTACATGTTGCATATCCATTCGTATGCCGTGCCCGGCGACAGGCCTGTGATCGTGCCGACAAAGGTGCTCGTCCCACCGCCGACCTCGCTCGAATCGAACGAGAATGTCCCGACGCCCGTGATGCGGATGTCGATTGAGCGCTTATACGTGTAATCCGACGCGCCGCCCGTAAACTTGGCGTACACGTCGAGCTGTGTCCCGTCTCCGTCGACCGGTGACAGCGTACAATAAAAGCTCGCCATCCCTTACTCCTCAAGGAAAAACACAGTGCCATACGGCGCGGTACTTGGCGGCGAAGCCCCAAACATATAGTTGCCGCTCAGGACCAGATAGCCGCCGCCGAGCGAGACGACAGGGTAGTCGCTGGCATCGTCTTTTCCGATCAATGCAAACGCCCCCAGCTCGGATTCAAGAAAGATATTTCCCGCTGCGTGCATCTTCATGCCACCATAGGTCGCCGTCAGACCGACGCCGACCTGCCCCGTGCCCGTGTAGGCAAGATCCATGCTGCCAACAGGGGTCTCCCCGGCCAGCAGGCTTACGCTCCCGCCGCGCAGCGCACCCGCCGTCAGCGTGCCATAGATGTTCACCGCATCCACGCACAGATCAATGCTGCCCGTGCTCGCCACCTGTACGCCGTTGTAATTGAGCTTGAAGATCGTGCCGTTCTCGCCACTCGTTGCGCCCAGTGTGAAGCCGGTCGCGCTCTGGTTAAAGATGCTCTGCGCCTGCGTCGCATCGATCTTCCCGCTCACCGTTGCGCGCAGGCCGTTGACGTCCGCCGTCAGGTTCGTCACGCTGCCGTCAAGGCTCGAAATGCTCGCCTGCAATCCCTTTGCCGTCGCTTGCAGCTGCGTGATGTTGCCCTCGGCGTCGCCGATGCGCGCGCTCAGTCCCTTTGCCGTGATAGACAGCTCGTTCACATTCTTGTCCGTGTCCTCGATCTTGGCGTAGATCGGCTCGGAAATATTTTTGATAAACTCGCTCAGTGCATTTTGATTGATGTTGCTCCCGTCCAGATTGAAGAGCGTATACCGAAGCTGTTCCAGAAGCACGAAAAGGTAGTCATAGACCCCGTTGATCTGTTCCTGCGTGTCTTTCCCTTCTCCGTTCGGGAAAGTCGTCTCCACCAGCTGAAATGTCGTCGGCACTTGTCATCACACCTTCCAGTTGCCCTTGCTCTCTTTTCGGTTCTCGCGCCGCCACCATGCCATAGCATCGGCCACCGCCTCGTTGGCAATGGCGTGGTCGTTGGCATAGAGCGCGCTGTCCTGATTGTAGGCGTCGAGCTGCGCTGCCAAATACAGGTGGTAACACTCGTTGTGCCCGTCCGGCAGCAGCAATTCCATATCCTCGACGCTCGCGGTGTCATCCTCCACGCTCACCTTGAGGGTGGGGGCTTCCACCCCCATCATCTCGGCAATTCGGTGCTCAAGCCCCATGAGGATTTCCGCCTTGCGCGGCGTGCTCAATTTGTTAGGCCGCAGCGCGTCCGCGTCACGGATAGCTTTCAGCATTTTCATACATTAGGCCTCCGTGAAATACTGTCCCAACAGCTCATGCGGCAAATACTGCAAGACGATCTTGCCACCCGCGGCCTCGCCGATACGCTCGCACTTGTACAGCTTAGTGTCCTCGGGGTCTTTGTAATAAAGACCATACTCGTACTCCATGCCGCGAGCGGCCGGAATCGGGTCATCCTGCGTGCCCACGTGGTCGACGTTGATGATCGTCCACATGGCAGGGGTGGAGTGCGGCGGCCAGTTTTCTTGCGTGGTGTGGCCCTGACCTTTGTTGACGCGGTAGACGTGCAGCACGCCGCTTTCGTCCATATCGCTGCGGCGGTCGCCGGGCTTGACGGTCTCGCCGATGTGATCCGCCCAGCGTGGGAACAGCTCGGGCGACTTCGCCGCCTCGCCGTCAGAGAGCGACGCGCTGGCCTGTTCGATCATCGGTCGCAGCCTTGCCGCGCGCTGCGGCGTGATGCTCTGACCGACCAGCGCCGTTACGGTCGCCGCCGAAAGCTCGGATTCCGTGGGCTTGCCCATCTTAATGCTGACGGTGCCGTCGCGGTGGTCAGTTATGTCGCCAGCGATGCTGTAGGCGCTGTTGTCGTACTCGTTGACGACCTCTCTGACCTCGCCCGTGGGCTTGCCCTGCTCGTCCAGCACGTCCACCGTCTCGCGCTGGACGATGCTCCACGGCGTATTGTCAGGCAGCAGCGCCGCCACGGCGTCGTGGGACATGGTGAGGTAGATGGTTTTGGTGTCGCGTCCGTCCCACGCGCGGTCAGTACGGTTGCCGTTGACCGTAGCGGGATATTCCGTGTTGTTGACTTTGATGTAGATACTCATATGTACTCCTTTCTACTGCTGCACAGCGTTTGCTTGCAGCCATGCTAAGAGGTCGCCCGTGGGGGCTTCGTCAAAGGTGATAGTGCGGTAAGCTTGGTTAATCCATGTTGCCTTGTTCCCTCCTTTTCCTTCTTGGCATGCTACATATACGGAATCACCAGAAGACTTCTTATATATGATACTTACGCTGAGTGTTGGTGCTGGCATAATTTGTTCACCTCCCCTTACCCTTGAACGCTTACTCCAATGAATCTCTCCCCATTGGATGTAAAATCTACGTATTCAATCGGGTTGGCACCTTGGAGGCTGTAAAAATCAGCATTTTCATTCAACACCCATGTGTACCCATTTTGGAATTTAATGTCATACCCCGTCCCGTTGACCAGCGTCCTGCCCTTCTTGATGCTGTACACAGTGCCGTTGACGAGGCACTTCCCGCCCTGCACTTCGTAGGCCGTACCGTTGACGAGGGTCTTATGGCTCATGCGCGCACCTCCATAGGCAGCCCGCGCAGCCGCGCATATTCGGTCACGGCGTAGTGCAGCGACGTACCTTCCTTGATGTGCACAGGCGCACCGTCCTTGAAAACGTACATAGCCTTGACCTTGTGCTTCTCGCCGCGCTCGTCTTTGATGTAAATCTCCATCTCAGTGCCTCCTTAGCCGTACACCCAGTTGATCGCGTAGTCCTCCGTGGGCGTGGTCTCCGCTGCAACCAACGTCTGCTTGACAATGTTGCCGCTTGCGATGTAGTCGCTACCGCGCGTCGCCGCCACCAGCCCGCCCGAGCCATTGCCCTTGATGAGAGAGGCGGTGGAGGGGATATTGACGGGGCCTGCGGGGCCCTGCGGGCCGGTCGCACCTTTCTCGCCCTTTTCGCCCTGCTCGCCCTTGGGGCCTTTGATGTTGACCGTCGCGGGATTATCGAGCCCGCCGTCGTTTGTCCAGCTCAGGTCCCCCGCCGCAGACATAGCGGGGGTAAAGGTCGCGCCCTTCGCACCAGCCGCCCCGGCAGGGCCCGTCTTGCCTTGGGGTCCCGTCAGGCCTTGCGGCCCAGTTGCACCGGTTTCACCTTGCGGACCGGTTTTGCCCTGCGGCCCTCTCGGCCCCTCTGGGCCGGTATCGCCCTTCGCGCCGTCAGCACCGGCAGGCCCCCGTGCGCCCGTGTCGCCTTTCGGGCCCTTGAGGTTCACTGTCTGCGGATTCGCCTTGCCGCCGTCGTTCGTCCACGACAGGTCGCCGTCGTCGCTCATACTCGGCGTGAATGTCACGCCGTCCTTACCGGCGGCTCCATCCGCGCCGGCAGGGCCTTGAGGGCCAGTCTCGCCGGTATCGCCTTTCAGTCCCTGCGGGCCTGCCGCGCCGTCTGCGCCGGTAGCACCGGTATCGCCTTTAGGGCCCTTGATGCTTACAGACTTTGGGTTCGTCTTGCCGCCGTCATTCGTCCAACTGATGACACCCGCATCGCTTACGCTCGGGATGTAGGTCACGCCGTCCTTACCGGCAGCCCCGTCCGCGCCTTTGGCTCCATCCGCGCCCGCTGGTCCCGTAGGACCTTGCGGACCAACTTCGCCTTGCGGTCCGGTAGGACCAGCCGGGCCGGTCGGGCCAACGTCGCCCTGGTCTCCCTTGGGGCCTTGGGCTCCCGTGTCTCCCTTATCGCCCTTTGCACCTTGCAGGGGGCCGTTATTGATGAACTTGCCCGTCGTGCCGTTCAGGATGTAGATATCGTAAGGCTCCGCCGTGCCGACGCCGTAAGCGTCACCCGGCTGCGCAGTTGCAAGCTTGGCTTCGTCCAGCGCTCCTGCCGTGTCGTAATAGCCCAGCACCTTGAAGCCGCTGCCTGTGTCTCCCTTCGGGCCCTGCGGGCCCGTGTCGCCCGTCGCACCCTTCGGTCCCTGCGCACCAGTATCGCCCTTTTCGCCCTGCGGACCTGTCGGGCCTTGGATGCCCTGCCCGCCTTGCGGGCCGCGAGGCCCGGTCTCGCCTGTATCGCCCTTGTCGCCCTTTTCACCTTGGGGCCCAGTGTCGCCGGTATCACCTTTTTCACCCTTGGGCCCCTGAATGCCCTGCGGGCCACGCAGGCCTTCCAGTTGTTCCTTTGTGAAGTCGGAGTAGGTAAAGGCGTCACCCTTGTCGCCCTTATCGCCGGTCTCGCCCTTTGGCCCGCGTTCGCCAGTCTCTCCTTGGTGGCCAATGGGTCCTGTCGGGCCGACCGGGCCAGTTTCGCCCGTATCGCCTTTAAGCCCTTGCGGGCCGGTGTCACCAGTATCTCCCTTGGGGCCGACGGGTCCCTGCGGGCCAGCGGGGCCGGTCTCGCCTTGAATGCCCTGCTCTCCCTGTGGGCCGCGCGGGCCGGTTTCACCTTTGGGGCCCTGCGGCCCCGTCGCACCGGTTGCACCGGTCTCTCCCTTGGGCCCCTGCGCGCCGGTATCTCCCTTGGGGCCGACTTCACCCTGCGGACCGGTCGCGGCAACGCCCGTGTCGGCAAAAGCGCCCGCCGTGGCGTCCCACTTGAACCAGTTGCCCGTGGTCTCGTCGACGTATGGCATCTTGGAAACCGCCGTCTCCGCATCCGCCGCCGCCTGCAAAACCTCATCGACCCAGCTTTGATAGGCCGGAGGCGGTGTCTCTCCGCTGTCTTCCAGCGTTTCGCGCACGCGTGTTTTATATATCTGGCTCTTCACAATGGTATCGCCAACGGTGTAGCGCAGCTCTGCCGCGCCCTCACCGGCAACCGCCGTATCAACGTTCGATACCAGCCACACGAGCGCGCCGTCTTCTTCCGTCACCGTCACGGGATACGGCTGCGCATCGCCGTTTCGCTGCACGATCAGGCTTGCGACGCCCTCGCCGTAGCCCTCGCGCCACTTTCCCAGCACGTCAAAGACGACCTTGCGTGCCTGATTCTCACCCCTGCGCCCGAGCTTGATCTCTTCGAGCGCGTAAGCATTTTCAATAACCATGTTGTCACCTCTCTTATGGAAAACGGCGCAGCAAGAGCGACTTTTTCGTCCCTTGCTGCGCCGTGTCGCAACTCATTTTTCGTGTCTCGCGGTCTTATTCGCTTACGCGTTGTGGGCTTTCGCACTCTCAACGTAGTCGCTGCTCATCGTCTGGATGAGATTCGCGGTCGAGGCGTCCTGTCTCATCTGGTTCTGGATGGCCCACAGGAACTTTCTTTTGACCTGCACGGTCACGCCGCGCTGGATCAGGCAGCTTTCGCCGTTCACGCACACCAGCAGGTCATCCTTGTACTTGCCGCTGTCCTTGAACAGGCGGACGCTGACGTACTCCTCGCCCGCGCGATCGGCGTTCACAGCCGCAACGGCGTTCTTTGCTTCGCTCATCGGTCTTTCCTCCGTTTCAGTGGCGGGGGCGGCGTTCACAGCTGCCCCCTTGGTGGTTAGGTCAGCGGGGTCTCATCGAACGTGGAAGTCGTTTCCACGCGAATCATATACGCCTCAACCAGACGTTCGGCGACCTTGGTTGCTTTCCAGCCGACGGTTGCACGCTGGTTCAGCGGGTCAGCCGTACCGGCAGAGCCGAGCGGCTTGACGATGTGCTCAAGACCACCGCCGGTCAGCTCGGTCGTGCCGTAAGCCTCCGCGCCCATGATGAGGGTGGAGTAGACGTTGCGGCCCTTCGCACCGGCTTCGCCCGGGTAGATGGCGGTCGACGCCGCCGGGGTGGTAGCAGGTGCTTCTTTCAGCGTGATCGTCGCGCTGCCAGCACCCGCAGCCGAGGCGCTCTCAATCTCAAGGAGCGCACCACCGATGACGACCTCACGGCCAGCCAGCTTTGCGGCGTCAGCAGTGGTGATTGCCTCGTTTACGGTCAGGACCTTGCCGGATGCGCTCTTGACGGTCAGGTCGCGTGCGCCCTCGGTCAGGTCGTCGGCGTGGAACACCTTCGCTTCGGTCGTCTCGATGAAGCGGACGCCCGCGATCTTGCCGATCTCATCGTCGTAGATGTTGCTGGTGTCCTTATACTCGTGCGGGCGCTTCCAATCAGGGTCATCCTGAATGTCGTAGGAACAGTCAGGGTGAATGATGGCCCAGTAGGAGCCCTCATAGCGCGGGGCGTTCATGGTTTTCAGGAAGCGAACCGCCTTGCGGACGGCACGCACCGTGAAATAGTGGTTGCCCGTGGTCTCGCCGCCAACAAGCAGATGGCGACCCGTCACCTGACCTTCGCCGTACTGGACGTTAGAGCCTCCGTTGATGACCTCGCGGGTGATGGTGTCGAGCGTGCGGCCCGCCTGAGAGCCGAGCAGCACCGTCGCTTCCTGCAGGTTATTGTCGATGGCGGTCAGGTCGAGAATATCGGAAATCTCGACGAAATCGCCGTACTGGTCGACCTGCGCGGTCAGCGTGGTCATGGACAGCTTACGGCCCTTGGGCGTAACGCCTTCGGTGATGGGCGTCAAGGCCTTGGGCAGCGGATCATACTTACGGAACTCGATCTCTTTGCCCTTGCCCTTGGGGATGTTGCGCTTCTGCGCGAATCGGTCATGCACCAGCTCGGGTTCGGCGTTGTCAATCAGGGTGTCGCAGTAGTAGGTCTTCATCTCGCCCGAGAGACCGGCATCGGTCGTCACGTTCGTCTGACCCTCAAACAGGCTCAGAATGACGGGCAGAATGAAAATGTCTTTGAACTTCTTCATAGAGTTTTGTCTCCCTTCTTACAGTCGGTAAATTAGGCGGGCATCAGAATACGATGCGCTCGCCGCGCCGCACGCGCCTTGCGATCTCTGCGCGGTCGGCCTTCGTGAATTTGCTCGGGTCACTCTTGACAATGACCCCCGGCTGGGAAGTGGTTCCGTTCTCGTTCGGGCGCATTCCTTTCGCGCGGACGTTGTCCATCACGCGCTTTTCCATCTCCGCCGCAGCTTTCGCCGCGCTACGAGCCTGAATGTCGCCTAAATGGGATACCTCGTAAGCGTCTTTTACAGGGACGCCCGCACGCAGCATCGCAATGAAACGCGGATTCTCCGCGACTTCGCGCTTGAGGTCGAAGTCAGGGTACTCGCCCGGCGCGTCCGCCGTGCCGACCAGCTCGCTCGCCTGACGAATCCAGTCGTTATATGTCTCGTCGGCTTTCTGCTGACGCTGCCTGTCTTCTTCCTGACGTTTGAGCGCTTCGTTTTCCTGCTGCATCCGCGCATACTCGCGGTACTGTTCCACGCTCATGCCCATGCTCTCCGCTTCCGCGTTGTAGAGCACGCTGTTGAGCGCCGCATCGCCCTCAAAAGCCGCACGCAGCTTACTCATATCGCCGTCCGTCACGCCATAATGGCGCATCAGTGTGTCGATAATGGGCTGCGAATCGGCGATTTTCTGGTCTTTAGCCTTCTCCTCGCCGAATCTGCGATTGATGATGCGCTGTGTCTCCGCAGTGTACACGTCCTTGTATTTGCCGTTTACGAGGTCAAGGAACTCCTTTTTCAGGTCTTCCCCGCCTTTTCCCGCAGCCCCGGCGTCGCGCTGCTGCATCTTCGCGCCCTCGCCCTTCGGCTCGCCAGAAGAGGCCCCCGTATCGTCAGGTGTCTCCTGCTTGCCGAACACGACGTTGGCGTATTCGCCCGTTTTGCCCTTCCGGGTGGGAGAAGAGCTTGCCTTCGTGGTCTCGCCCTGTGCGCTCGCGCCTCCCTCAGCGCCGCCCGATGCACCGGCAGCGGCTCCCGCAGCGGCAGCGCCGCCGTCAAAGAGGCTCAGGATCACGCGAAGCGTGGTTTTGAGGTTCATGGTATCCCTCCTGCTTGTCAAATCGCGGATATTTGGCCCTCCGTGTAGGCCGTGCAGCGCTTCCTATTATCCGCAGGGGAGGGGAGAGCGGCGAAAAGATAAAGAAAAACGCCGACCCTCCCTCGCGGGCGTATGAATAGGAGGAAGCCACTCGCACGCCTAAAGCGTAACATGCGGCTTCCTCCAACTCACCACGGGTGAGAAAAATTTTTTTAATTTTCTTTGACGTGCACGAAGATCGCGTCCGGCCTCGTGTCTTCCAGCTGCTTGAGCCCGATGCACGCGGCGATGAATGCCGCTTCGATGCGCTCATCGCCGCCGCAGTGGATGAGGAAGCGCGGCGCCCCCTCGTCGATCTCAAAACCGTAGACCTCGCAGTCTCCCTCGGCTTCCATGTTCTTCACATAGCCACCGAAAGCGTACATCACACCAGTAATGTAGTTGCAGCATTTCTCGTCCGCCGAATGGCCTTCGCACAGGATCATGTAGCGGCCGATTTCGTGCTCGATGTGAACCATCGTCATGCACTTACACCCCCGGCATCGCCGCGCTGCTGCCCGTGTCCATGTTCGGCTTAGACTGTTCGGCAAGCTTCTGCATGTACGGTGTCTGCGCGTTCTGTGCGTCGGCGTTCTTGCTCTCAATTCCGCCGCTGCTGCCGCTCTTGCGGGTCGTGCCACCGCTCTGCGTGCCGCCAGTCATTCCGATGCCCATGTCCTGTCCCGTAAGCTGCTGGATAACCGTGAGCGCCTTTTGCAGATGATCGCTCTGCTGCTGCACGACGTTGTAGAGCGTCGCGCCTTCGTTGACCTGGCTCTTGATCTTGTCGATCCCTTCGAAGTCCATCATGTCGAGCGCAATCATGCTTTCCTGTGCCCTGTCTGGGGAGAAGAACCCAAGCGAATACAGCTCTTTCGCCCGCTCGTTCTGTTCTGCGCGGGAGAATGGGTTTTTCTTCTGCGCCTTGATCTTGATGTCAAAGACCGGTCTGCGGAACAGGTCATTGCCGAGGCTATCCACGCCCGTCACCTGATCGCCCAGCTCGTTCACGCCGATCTGCGCATACTCGTAGGGCATTTCATTTGTGATGCGGAAAGTGCGCGCTGCGTCGTAGAACTGCCGCATGCGCTCGATGCACAGCTTCACGATCTTCGCCTGCGCGCGGTAGCACGCCGAAATCATATCGCGGCTTGCCTTGTTGCCCGCCTCCTGCAATGCAGAAATAGCCGCCGCAGCCGTCGCCCCGCTGGATGTTCCGCCGTTGGACACGTCACGGTTTGAGCTCGTTTCCTTCATCTCGTCGATCTTCATCTGCACGATATTCGCGTAGATGGAATCGAGCGGGCGCGTCGTTACCTCGCGGAGCCTGCTCTCGTCGATCTGGCCGGACACGTGGATGATCGGCTTGCGCCAATCAAGGAACTCTTCTTCGTTGATATTCAGGCTTTCACTCGCGAAATACCGGCGCTTGCTGCCCATCATTGAAGTTTCGAGGATGTTTCCCCACAGTTTGTCGATGTAGAGCTGCGGATCCTTTGCAATGGCCGTATACCCAAACCCCGCAGGTGTGCCCTTTTCGGGGAATAGCACATCGAACACGAACGGATATTCGCCATCTTCGTAGAAACCGCCCTCCGCATATTCGGGGTCATTTTCGCTGGCGTAGATGATATGCTCCTCGTCGATGAACTTCGCGTAGTGCAGCACCGTTCGCCCGTCTGCGGTCTTCTTGCGGTAATACCAGTCAATCACGGCGACCTTGTTGCTCGTGTCCACCGTGTCATCGTACTCGTATTTCGCCGTTTCAATGCTGCTGCCGCTGAGCTTATCCGCAAACTGCGGGTATTCGTCCTCGATGATGTCGCGGTCGACGAGCGCCACCGTAAACACGTTGCGGCTCTTCTGGATGTCCTCAATACCCGGCTCCCAAAAGATATTCAGCGGGTCAATGCCCTCGATAGCGATGTCGCCGAGCCCGTTGTCTTTCTCTTTGTCCCAGAACACGCCGTAGATCGCCACACCGTGTTTGAGCTTTTCCCACCACTCGAAGCTGTATGTGCTGTCAAATTCGTTGTATTCCATGATGACCGGCAGCACGGACGAGAGCGTCTGCGCGCTTTCCTCGTCGCTCTGCTCGCGAGGCAGGCATACGGGCTCGGGGTAGTTGTCCATCGCGTCGGCGTGCTTATTCATGATCGAGTTAAACAGCCACGCACTCGCAGGCTCGGGAGATTCCCCCGCGTCTTTCGTCCCGCGTCGGATATCCTCCCAATGCC